CAATACGGGTCGTGACGCTGGCGGCGACATGGCGATGGAGCTTTCCATCGAGAACATGGACTCGTTTCTCGAGGGTCTGTTCTGCAACAACTGGCTCCGCACGCCCGAGGTCTCGAACGGTGCTCACTGGGAGTATGGTGCCTCAGCCACGCGCATCACAGCTGTCTCGGCTACTGCCATTACCGTCGCGGCTACCTCGGTTCTCGCCGGCTCGCAGAATAATGCGACGGCGTCTGCTTTCGTCACGGGAATGCTGATCCGCAACACTGGCTACGGCGTCCCGGCGAACAACGGTTTGTTCCCGATCACGGCAGGAACCGCGACGACCATCGCAGGAACGTTCACCATCGAGGCCTCTCCGCCCGCAACGGCGAAGACGAAGGTGGTCGGCTTCCAGGGTGCCTCGGGTGACATCGTCGCCACCATCACGGGTGGCCCTGCTCTCACCTCCACGTCCCTGAATTTCACCACGCTCGGTCTCATCGTCGGCCAGTGGGTGAAGATCTCGAACGAGGGTGGCGCCTTCTCCTTTGGCACTGCCGCGAACAACGGTTTCGCTCGCATCAGCGCCATTGCCGCGAATCGTCTGAGCTTCGACATCACGCAGGGTATCTTCGCTGCGGATACCGGCACCGGCAAGACCATTCGCGTCTACTTCGGTGACACAATCCGCAACGGTGTCACTCAGTTCACCTATCGTCTGGAGAAGGAGTACACGCTCGCTGCTGGTGTTCGTTACTCCTACGCCTCGGGGCAGCAGCCTTCCTCGCTCGCTATCTCGGCAGAGACGCGCGGCGTCGTGACGGCCACGCTAAGCTGGATGGGCTCCGATCTGTCCCCGCCCAGCGCGACCCGTGACGCGGGCGCGGTGACCGAACCGATCAGCTCCAACTCGGTGCTGGACGGTTCCAACTCCGTGCCGATGATCATGGAGGCGGGTGCAGTCATCGGTGCGCCGAACTACGTGAGCGGCTTCGCCTTCACCCTGGACAACGGCCTTCGTGCCCGCAACGCCATCGGTTCTCCGGGAGCTATCGGTCTCGGTCTCGGCCGCGCGTCGATCACGGGAACTCTGACGACCTACTTTGGCGACGAGACGCTTCTCACAAAGCTCCGCAACGGCAGCGCCTCGGGGGCAACCATCGCCTTCCGCGACTCGGCGAATCTCTGTGCTGAGATTTGGGATCTTCCGCGCCTGAAGTACAACTCGGGCTTTCCGGAAGTCCCGGGAATCGACACCGATCTCACGACGCCGCTTGGCTTCCAGGCGCTGCGTGACATCGCGAACGGACGCGACTATACTCTTCTGCTCTCTCGGTTCGACTACTGCGTCTAATCGTTGAGCGAAGCGCATAAGGTTAGGACTGGCCCTGCCCCTCGGGGCCAGTCCTAAGTAGACTAGTAGAGAAGAAAGGTAATACGCATGGCTGGTTTTCGTAAGCGCTACAATACCGATCAGAGTCTCGAGGAAGAGGGCGTCTGGGTCGACTTCGGTGACGGGCTGAAGGTTCAAGTTCGACGTCTCACCTCCAAGACTTCCCGCGAGTATCGTCGCAAGCTGGAGAAGCCCTACACGGCTCAGTTTCGCAATCGCGAGATGCCTGACTCCCTCCAGGAAGAGCTGCTTAACAAGCAGGTCGCCGGCATCATCATCGTGAATTGGGAGGGTGTCGAAGATCCCGACGCGCCGGAACCCAAGGCCGGCGAAGAGCCGAAGATGCTTCCGTTCTCTCACGAGAATGCTCTGAAGATCATCAGCAACCCTGAGTTTCGCGACTTCCGCGACGACATTCTCACGGCTGCGATGGAGCGCACGACGTTTGAGAAAGAGCAGCGGGAGGCGGCAAGAAAAAACTAGAAGAGGCTCTCCTCTGGGAATTAAAACCCAAGCCTGATCTGGAGAAGATGGAGGAAGACATACTGGCGAGAGGTGAGGACCCCTCGCTCTTCCCAATATTGAACAGCAAGCCTGAGCTCTTTCGAGATTTGGTTTGGATTTGGGAAGGTTTCATGTGTCTTTCTCTATCTCGTCAGTACGGAATGGGCGCACCGCAGCCCATCGCTATGAGCGACGTTCTCGCTTACTGCGAATTCTTTCACATCTACGATCCTGTCGACAGAGAGGACTTCCTGTATCACGTTCAGAGGATGGACGCGGTATTCATGAAGGACTTCAAGGAGAGGAATAAGAACTCGAGCAAGACTAAAGCTGGTCAACTTCCACCGAGGCTAGGCGGATGAGCACTTACGAACTAGGTATTGACGGCTCTGGTGCAGAGGCCGGTGCTCAACGAATTGTAAAGTCGTTCGACGCCATCAAGGCTGCGGCTGATCGCATGGAGGGTGGGGTCAGCGCCGCCGCGAAGAAGGCGAGCTCTTCCTTCGCTGACATGCAGCGCAACGCACGTCCCGTGAGCGATGCTGCTATTCGCTCTCTCAAAGCTCTCAGCTCGGTGTTCGCGGGATTTCGCGCTCCTAGCGACGCGGCGGTACGCAACACCATCATCTTCCTTCAGGGACTCAAGTCCGTCGGCACCTTGAATCTCGGTAGGGTCACAGGTCTCGCCAGCCTTCTCGCTACAATCTCGGGCTACCGAGGTCCTAGCCCCACGGCGGGCAAGAATACTCTGGCAGTTCTGAACGCACTGAGATTCGTCAGCACGTTTTCCATGCCTCGCGGCCTCGTACAGATGCTGGCGGCGCTCTCAACCTTCAAGGGACCGAGCGTTGCTGCCGGTCGCAACGTCTCAGCTCTTCTCACAGCCTTGAACAACTTCAAGGCCGGACCGGGACTGGCTGCGGCTGTACGCGCGCTCGAGAAGATCGTTGTCGCCGCTAACAGTGCTCGCACATCTCTGAATTCTCTCAGAGGCGCAGCACCAAACACCATCACGGTGAAGGCTAACACCGCTGCCGCCAACAAGGGTCTTCTCGAGCTGACGAAGACCAGTAATTTCCTACAGACTGCTCTCCTTCGTACGCAGACTGCATGGAATGCTCTCGGCGGCATCCTTGCTGGGCGCGCCATTATCAAAGCAGCGAATGATCTGATCCAAATCTCTGCCCAGCTTGAAGCAGCTACGGGATCTGCAATCCAAGCAAAGATTCAGTTCGACTTCGTTCGATCCTATGCTGAAAAGATGGGTCTGGACGTTCGTACGGCGGCTAATTCCTTTGGCTTCTTCCTCGGCTCCGTCAAGGGAACTAATCTGACGTTGAAAGAATCTCGCGAGATCTTTGCGGGATTTAGCACGGCGGCACGAGCTCTTCAGCTCAGCACTGCTGACGTTGACGGCGTCTTCCGCGCTCTCGGTCAGATGATGTCCAAGGGCAAGATTCAAGCGGAAGAGCTTCGCGGCCAGCTAGGTGATCGTCTTCCCGGCGCCTTTGCTCGCTTCGCGGTCGCGCTACACATGACGAAGCCCGGAGAGCTAGACCAAGCTCTCAAGAAGGGTACGATTAGCGCTGACGTTATGAAGAAGGCGATTATCGACGTCGCCCATACACTTGAGATAGAATTCGCCGGCTCTGCAGACAAAATGTCCAAGACCGTGGAAGCCGCGTTTAATCGTCTTAAGAATGCCTTTACCTTCGCCTCCGGAGATTTTGGCCGTAACGGTCTCAATCAAGCTCTAATCCAGCTGATGGACACTGCGACGAAGCTTCTTCAGTCAAACGCGCTGAACAAGCTTCTCTCGGTCGTAGCGCAGGCCCTAAAGATCCTTGGCGACAACATTGATCTTGTCGTCACAGCTCTGGGGGCCTATGCTCTCGGTGCTACCTTGAAGTGGGCCTCGGCACTTCTTCGCCTCGGTACGATTATCAATATGACAGCCGCAGCGGCGAAGGGCTGGACGGCAATTCAAATGGCTGCGGGATTCGGCAGCATAGCTTCGGCCGCAACCTCAGCCGTCGGTCCGATCGGGACCATATTGAATCTTCTCAAGGCGAACGCGTGGTACGTCGTCGCAGCGGCTGTGGTTGCTCTCGCGGTTGCTCTAGATCAGCTAGCTCAGGCTGGTCACTCTACAACCGAGGAGGTCGTCAGGCACACAGGTTCTCTTGCGGATGCTGAGGCTGTTGTAGAACAGTACCGCGTCAATATTCTCAAGAACGCTGATGCCCTAGACACAGAAGCAGCATCCTTCCGAGCTGCCACGGTGGCCGCGATGGGTCATGCTCGCTTCATGATGAACACTACGAAGTTTGAGCAGACCTCAGGTCACTATCTTAACACCGACTTCTTCGCAGGTCGTGGTGGCTCGCCCATCATCTCCCGCAAGAGCATCAACGGGGAGGTTGTTCCAAACAATCTCTTGGACATCGCAAATCAAGTTACCGCGAACGGAACTTATGTCTCGGCACGAAATGCGACCGACTATCAGAGGCGAGTCCAGCTCGTAAATCGTCTCAATGCGATGAGTCCTGAGCCTGGAAGTGTCGGTGACAAGCTTCGTCAGCAGATGCTGGCTGATATCCAGAACGCGATGGATATCGAGAAGAGTGGTGCGAGCACTCTCGGTTTCTCGCCTTCCGAGATAAATAACCGCATCGCTAAGGGTTGGGAACAACAGCGCGCTGCCGGCGAGGGAATTACCGGTACTCCGATAGCCAAGACGAAGAAGAAGTCTCACAAAAAGTCTGCGGCAGAGATTGCTCAGGACGACATAAACAACGCGATCGATCAAGCCATGAACGGCATGACTGATCTTGAAGGTCGCGCTAAGTCAACTAGCGAAAGCATCGACAAGCTTCTGAGCGGCTCCTTCGATAAGGTGGGCGCGGCGGCACACATTGCCGCTGTCGACCAGGAGAAGAGCTTCGAGGACGCTATAAAGGGTCCTGAGAACAAAATCAAAGGCGTGTTACAGCTAGCCAAACAGCTAGGCGTCGAGGTTTCCGGAGACACGGAAGCTGATCGCTACAACAACGCCAAGGAAGCCATCATCGGCTACATGGAAGCTCGCCAGAAGGCAGCGGCCGAGGCTAAGGCAGACGAGAAGGTCGCCACCGATATTCTGGCTCAGAAGCAGGACAACCAGATTCAGTCCGACGCTATTAATCTTCTTCAGCAGCGAGGAAAGTCGCAGGCTGAAGTTAATCGCTACATCGAGATCGAGACGGCACTCGTCGGCGTCAGCGCGGATAGGAGAGAGGAAGAATACGCCAAGCTGAAGAAGGAGCTCGAGATTCGTGATCAGCTGAAACTCTCCATGCAGGCCGTCAACGAGCAGCGTGAGCTAGAGAATAAGCAGAGCGCGGCGGCGATTCTGGCCCCCATGTATCAGCACGGAGCTCGTCAAGAAGACATCGACTACATGCGCGAGCTAGTCGGTTACGCGCAGGAGCTCGCAGACGCGGGTGCCGATCCAGCTACGCTCAACAACATGGTCGCAACTCGCGCAGCTGCCTTGAATCTTGACCGTGTGATGAAGGATCTCTCCGATCACTACGAACAAGCGCGTCAAACAGCTGGAGATATGGCCGACGCCATCGTCGGTGGATTCCGTGACGGTTTGCAGGCCGGAGACAGCTTCTTGGATATGTTCAAGAACATCTTCAAGCAAATCTCCAAGATCATCATGGACTTCGTCCTCTTCAATCCTCTGAAGCAGTGGCTTCAGCAGGTTCTCACTCAGACTCTCGCGCCGAACGCTACGGCTGGCTTCGGCGGAGTGGGAACACCGGCTGGAACGGTCAATTCCTACTCAACCGGAAATGGTCTGCTCGGAGCACTGAACACAGTTCTCGGTGGGTTTTCTGGTAGGCAGCAAGGCTACTTCCAAGACGTCAATCCGCGGAACGCTCCCGTCTCAGGTGGTCGCGGTTACTTCGACTCTAACGGGGAGCTAGTCTTCCCGAACTACAGCTCTCCCAATGGCGACGTCGTCGTCACCGGGAGTCGTCAATCAGGAGTTATTCCCGGGATTAATCCGGCCGTAATTCCTCCTCCGGCGAAGCAGGCAAGCTTCTTCTCAAACTTCATGCGAACCATGGATCAGAGTCGTGCTGCCTTCGGGACGTTCACGAGCTGGGTCAAGGGTGGAATGCCAGCCGGTGGAGCAGGCGACGCGATAAGTGGTGCGCTGGGAGCCGCGGGAACAGCCTTCGCGATGTACCAGACCGGAAACATGATCGGTAAGTCTGTCGCCAAGGCTCTCGGTGGCGGCTTCCGGACGCAGGCAGTCGCCGGCGGAATCACCGGAGGTGCCGCAGCAGGCTATAGTCTCGGTGGTCCGGTGGGAGCTGCGATCGGCGCAGTCGTCGGTGGTGTTCTGGGCTTCCTGAAGAAGAAGCCCCAGATTCCCAGCTCCTTCGGTGCGGTTAAGGTCGGAGACAACGGTGTCGCAATAGTAGGGACGACAGGCACTCATGGAAATGCAGACGCCAAGGTCGGGCAGGCTGCGGCTCAAGCTGGTGCCTCGCTATTCAACGACTTCGCTGCGACCTACGGTGGATATCTCAGCGCCGGAAACTACGGCACCTTCGGTAAGCGTGAGTACGATCCGGCAGGACCCGGAAACAAGGGAATGTACTCGTTCTGGTCTTCGCGCGGAGTGAACGGAAACGGTAAGCCCGCCGGAACGATGGGCGTGGATTACATCTATGGTACCGACTCGGAAGTTCAGGCTTTCGCGCTTCTGAAGCAAATCCGCGAGGGGATGATCAAAGGTCTCAGCGACACGATCCTTACGGTGGCGAAGAATACGAAGGCTACCACCATGGAGGCTCTGCAGTCCGATCTCGGCATCGGTCAGGCGTACGATCAGTTTATCAAAGGCTCCTTCACTCTCACGGACGTCGCCTCGAAGATTAGCGATCTCAACGAAGCGTTCAACAAGCTAAAGGCTCAGGCCACCGTTCTTGGTCTCAGCGAGGATAAGCTCGTCAAAGCTCGCCAGCGCATGATGAACACGATGAAGGAGGAATTCAACTTCAATATCCAGCAGGGAATCCTCGGATACACGAATCCTGCGCTAGCCGCGTTTAATCAGCTCCAGAAGGAATACCATGACGCAGTCGAGAGCGCGATGGCAGTGGGCGGAGACCTCGTCGCTGTGGAAGATCTCTATGGTCGCAAGAGGGCAGATCTCGCGAAGCAGTGGGCGGACATCGCCACGAATGGTCTCGCCAGCGCGGCGCAGGATCTGTACAATTCTCTCACGGCCAGCGGCAACTCTCCACTCAATACACAGACTGTGTTCTCCAACGCGCGTGATCTATACACAGGTCTCACCTCGCAGTTCCTCTCGGGAGACTTCAGCCACGTAGATCAGCTCTCCACCTTCGCCCAGAACTATCTGGACGCGGCCCGCCAGATGTATGGGTCTAGCACTGACTACTTCGACATCTTCAAGCAGGTCACTGACCAACTCGCGATGTATGAGAACGGCTCTGGTCTTCCTGGAACTACGGGTGGTCCGCCTGAGCTTCCGGGTCTCGACGACATGGTGCAGGAGATTAATGACCAGTCGCTCGAGATGATTGACGCGATGGGTCTAGTCGGTCAGGCTGTCGTGGAGGGAAGCACGAATGTGGTGGATGCGATCAATAATCTCGCCATTGCTCTAGGCCAGAAGATTCCTGCGACGACTACCACGACGACTTCTACCCCGACGGGGCCGACCTCTGGTGGAACCGGAGTTAGTTCAACAGGAGGAACCTACGGTTCTACAGGCGTCATGGACTCAGGCGGTGTAGACTTTTCAGGCTACACCACCGTCAACGGGAGAACTTTTAAGGTCAGTGGTACGTACTGATGAGTGGTGAGACAGTATATCTTCTAGAAGCGACTCCTCTCAATACCAGCGGGGTTGCAACTAGTGTGAACTTCAGCTCGGGGCTCCTGACTGAGGCTGAGCTGAAGAATGGGAAGGCGTATCCTGTGCGACTCATGCAGGCGTACACGCACGAGACCTCCATCTTCGAGGAGAATACTCCCGGCCAGACTAGTGTGTCGCTTGGTTCTGCGACGATCAATAACGTGGACGGTAGATTTGACTATCTGCTCGACTATTCTTGGGATGCTCGCCCCATCACCATTAAGCGAGGGAAGCAGGGTGCAGCCTACGCCACCTTCGTCACAGAGTTCGTTGGCTCAGCGACCGAGATAACGGCCGACACTAATAACCTCGTCTTGACTCTTCGCGACAACAGCTATAAGCTCGCCAAGCCGCTTCAACCGAATAAGTACGCGGCGACTGGCGGAGCTGAGGGTGGGGCGGATCTTCTGCAGAAGTTCAAACCACTTCTGTTCGGCAAAGTTCGCAACGCCTCTCCCGTCTGGGTGGATCAAGTTCTTCTCACGTGGCAGATTCACGACGGAACTATCACGTCGGTAGATGCTGTCTACGATCGTGGAAACAAGCTGACCTTCTATCAGAATTATTCAACCTACGCGTTGCTCGCGGCGGCGACGATCCCTCCAGGATACTACGCAACTTGTCTGTCGGCAGGCTTCGGTCGGCTAGGAGCTCCACCGGCTGGAACTCTTACGGTCGACGCCGTGGGAGCCCTTGGCTCTGTAACGAATATCCCGGAGCTTGTTAAGCAGATCCTCACGACGCGCCTCGGACTCACGACCGGAGAGCTAGACACAGCGGCGTTCACTCAGGCCTCCACAGACTTTCCCTATGCGTTCGAGGGCGTCTACTTCCCAGAGCCAGATCTTCAGTACGACGAGCTAGTCGAGACCTTGGCTGAGTCGGCGAATGGCTTCTGGTATGTCACTCGCGCTGGATTAATCTCGTTCAAGATCTTCAAATTCAGCACTCCGGTCGCGACCATCCGTGCTGAAGATATTATGAGTCTCGGTAAGGCTCCCTCACCGAAACCCCTGTATCGCGTGAAGGTCAACTACGGCAAGAACGCTACGATCCAGCCGCCGTCGGACTTTACAATTCCGAAGCAGCTTATCAATGCCTACCTGGACAAAGAGTATCATCACGTAGACGCGTCGGTAGGAACTCCGGACTACTCCGGTGCTGGGAAGATGAACGTCTTCCTCAATGATCAGCAGGTGAATGACTTAGGGATTGCCACCTTCAGTATCCCCAACGGTGAGTCCTGGATTGCCATTGACTCCACCGGAGCCATCACCGTCACTAGCTCCGGCGTGGCGTCTGCGACAGCTACTGTTCGCGTCAACATAGGAGAGTACGTTTGGGACGAGCCATTCACTCTCGTTAGAGACACGGTAGCTCCGCTCCAGAAGATGGGTCTGACCCTCAGTGCAGATCGTTTTTACTTCAACGACGCGGGACAGCCTTCCCCGCCGGGACAGACGATTACGGCAACTCCATCAGGTCTTAACACAACCAATCCTATCACAGTCACTGCCGTAGATAATCTCGGCAACACAGTTCTAGTCTCCTCCAACACGATCTCAATCACTAACATCTCGACTTCACCTCTGGTCTTCTGGATTGCCGTGACGGCCACGGATGCGAATGGCGTCAAGCAGACGAAACGCATCATGGTTCAGCACGGAAACGATGCTTATGCCGAAGGAATTCTCGGTTCATTCGCTTCTAGCGGCGCTACATTCTTCTTTCAGCCAACGGCCCCTACGACTGGGATGGCTGTTAACGACGTCTGGGTTGACACAGACGATGCGAACAAAACTTATCGCTGGACTGGAACAGTCTGGGCAGCGTTCTCCGATACTCGCATCGTCGATGCTCTCACGGCGGCGGCAGGAGCTCAGGCGACGGCTGACGGCAAGATCAAAACCTACATCAGCACCACGACTCCGACTGGCACCTTTGCTGTTGGGGATCTGTGGTGGGAGCCGACCAGCCACGTACTGAAGCGCTGGAGTGGATCTTCATGGGTCAACTTCTCCGCGACGTCTCTGTCCGAATTAGACCCGTCAGCCTCCTCAACTCTGGTAAACCAAATCTCAGACAATGTCCTCTCTCGTGACGAGAAGCCTAGCTGGATCGCGTGGAATGCTGAGCTGGAGAGTCGCTACGCACTAGTGAGAGCCAGAGCTGTAGCGCTAAATCTTTCTGTCTCTGCTCTTGATCTCGCCAGAACGGATTGGCAAAACCATCTTAACGGAATCTCTCCAGCCTGGAATGATACTAAGACAGACAGCATCATCTATACGACTGCTCTGCCCGTAGCCGCGCAGACGTTTCCTTCGGGGTGGACGCTAGCTAACAGTCTCTCGACCTCGGCGAGCGGAATCTATACTGTTCTGAACGACGCGTTCACGACAGAGATCGGTCAGATCAATAACTCGAATGCTCGAGTCTCCGTCGGTCCGGGAGGTAGTACATCAATCGGAATTTCTGTGAAGAAGGCCGCCGCTGCTGCGCCTTGGGCCATGCTTCGCAACTACATGTCGGACTCCTCTGGTGCTATTCTCTCGAGACTGGACGTTCGCTTCAATCCCTACACAGGTGCGATCAATGTCGATACGTCTGGCGTGGCTGCTGGGACGAACTACGCGGGTGCGATCTATGATCTAGGTACCGACTGGTACGTCATCGCAATTATGGCTACTGCTCCGGCAGGAACTGCTAACAGTCATGCAGAAATTTATCCTGCGGCTGGCCCAGACTCTAGCGGAAGCTTCGGCGGCTACGCCACAACGCCGACTGGCACGATTAGTATCAAGGGTGTACCAGACTTCGTCCTTGGAGTCTCGGCTTCCCTCGGGCGTAACATGCTCATCGCGAGACTGAATACGTACTCAGCTCAGATTGAAGCCATGCAGAAGGCCGTCAGTGAGACTGACGCTCAGCTAGCGAATCAAGTGACCGGCCCCGCAGCCTTCACGGCTCAATACGATAGCGCTGGGTCTACTGCACTGAACTTGCCAGCCAATCTGGTTTACAAACTCCAGAATCAATCAGGGCAGATCACCGGCGGAATCACCTGGGAATATGTCGTCATCTCAGGAACGGTCAATGGTAACGCTGCCGGAGCTACTGAGTATGCGGTGGCAACCGACAACGGCACAGGAACGTTTGTTCTTAATAGCATGGTCGGCACGACTGCTAAGATTGAGTTGCGTGCCTACATCGGCACGATGAAGTGGACTTTCCAGACTACAATCAGTAAGGAATTGGCAGCTCCCAGCGGCGGCGGAGGCGGAGGAGGAGGTGGAGGAGGAAGCGCCCTTCCACAGACTGGGACGATCAGCATTGCAATCTCTGGGACCTCCTTTCAGCAAGTAGGGTCTGTCACTGGTACGACCGGAGCCTCACAGACTTCGGTCACTCTGGGGACGTCGTGCGACATCTCTTGTAACTCCATCAACAAGACCGACAGCGCTACGGTAGAGATCAAGTTGATGAGAGCCGGTGTCCAGAAGGGATCCACAGGTAGTGGTTCCTGCTCCATCACCAATTACGAACCTATCGATGGTCACGTCGGTACTAGCGGAACAGACACTGTATCCGCTAACACGAGTTATACGTGGGAAGCGTGGGCACGCTGCACCGTCAGCGGAAAGTCAGCAGTTCTGAACGGGAGTATTTCCGCGACATGATGGTTACTATCAAAAGTCCTGAAGGTGAGATTCTCGTGGTGGACGAAGCTGATCTCTCACCTCCTTCTCTGCCTGACGGAGAGCAGGGACCAATTGCGTGGGAAAGTCCCTATCCGGGATGGGTCGTGGTTGCTGAAGGTGCTCCTGCCAGTGATACTCAGTCTTTCGTCAACGGTGCGTGGGTCGACGATCTCGAGAAGATCAAAGCCGCAGCGATGGAATCCATCAATCGTTTCGAGGCCGACGCTGTGGCCCAGATGGCTCAACTGACCACAGCCCTAGCAACGTGCGAGACGTGGAGGGACATCAAGAAGGCCGAGCAGGACATAGCGGACAACAAAGTTCCCGCAGACACTCAAGGTCAGGCTGAGCGTTATCCATTTCTCTGGGGAATCAGTCAGGTGGCGGGAATCACTATGGTGAATGCCCTCTCGCTCGCAAAGACTTTTCTCATAGCCGACATGCAGGAGATCGCATTAGCGGGTGCGAGAGCACTCGTGGCTCGCTACAACGCGGCGAATGCCACCACGGCAGCACAAGTTGAAGATGCAGTCTCGGTAGCTGAGGGTAGCCAGCCTTAAGTCGAACAAATCGCTTGTCCAAAGAACAATCCGGCACTACACTGGAGCAGCTCGTAGCAGGAGAGATGGGAATGGCGTCGCCGAGATTCATTACTCAACCGGATGAGGCAGCGACTGTTCTCTTCAGGTTCGTAGTGGATAACCCGAAGTCCTTCCCGGAGGACATGCGGGAGCACATTCTTCGGCTTCTGGAGCCGGGAAGATCCCCCTCCTTCGCAGTCTCCGAGAGTGCGGAGATGATCTACGCTCGGCAGAAGGAACTCTCCAAGGAGGTTCTGATGCTGGGTGCTGAGATGGCTATCACAGCTTCTCACCTTCGCATCAATAACTTCGCAGACGAGGGCGGTAAACGGGGACGCGACATCGCTGAGGCTCTGCGAAAAGCATCAGGCGAGAAAGCGCCAGCAGGAATGTCTTGGATCTCCAAGGAGGAGATGCCAGAACCGAAGAACGTCTATCTTCCTCCGGTCGGCTCGGACAATATCGACGCACCCGCACCGGAACCTTCAGCAAAGAGCGTCGGCTAGAAAGGAGTTTACGATGGCAGATCAAGTCAAGGAGCCGGTGGTCGTTACGACTGCTCAGGGCGTCACCGATGCGCTTCAGGCGGCGATTCGTTATCTCGTCGTCATCGTCGGTTTTCTGTCTGGCCTCGCAGGTCTCATCGGCAAGGGTGCGACGGTGGACGCTGTGACTTACGTCCAGACGAATCTCGG